GTTAACTCCAAGGAAAGCATGTTACCGTCGCTTCGCAGCGTTCCGGCCGTGCCTTCTCGTGCCAAGGTTTGCCCTTCTCGGGCGCGAAAACCTTCGCGTAGCCGTCTTCACTCTTCTCGAGTAAAGAAGGGTTCTTCCGATAATTCCGCCAGCGGTTCGGAAGATAAACGGTGCTTCTCGTGCTCTAAGGCCGAGAGAGGCACCAAGGAAACGATCCGTAATGGCTTAAGGTTGCTTCGGGTTCGATATGGTATTCCATATTGCGAATTTCCGGACCTTGAGCCGTCAGACCTCGGACGTTTCCATCAATTTCTCTTAGCACAGGGTAAGGAGCGGACCTCTGTGCTATTCCCACGCCGTCAATTAAAGGCTGGGGATGACGGTCTCTGTAACTTGCAGAGACTGCGGCGGCATGAACGCTGGGAGTTAGCTCTCGGCGTTGCATCTATTAAACGTAACTTGCCAGCGAGTTGCGTCCACCACACTCCGTCAGGACGTTCCGGGTGGGAACAGAACGTCTTCTCTCAACCCCCTCCCACATCCTCCGAGTATCTCGCTCATGTTAAGCGTGTAGCTACTCGACTCTTTCGTCCCGGTTGGGATAAGAACTATTTCAGCTTCGTCGGCTGCCATGTTCCTAATCCCTCGGCGAGGAAGCCTTTGCTTTCTCGGGCTGACCTTCTTTGGGCCGGCCGGCGATCTGAGTTCTTTACCGCGTGCACTTCCGAAACGGATGAAGATCCTGTGCTAACTGCGCGGTACAAAGAAGTCACTTCTGCAGGGAAGAAGCGGCCACTCGTCATCTTTGATGAGCGGGTGGAACTCCTGGCCCCCTTGCATAAGTTACTCTACGCCCACATGAGGGGGCAGGAGTGGCTTCTTTGCGGTCCTCCGACCGAAGAGAGGATAGCATCCGTCTGTGTCAACGCCTGCCAGACCTCAGTGGATCTGGTAGCGGCAACTGACGGCCTCAGCCATGACGTGGCTGAGGCACTTCTCGACGCAATTTTCTTCACGTCTGTGAAGATTCCCCGTAGCCTTCGTGCGTTGGCGAAGGCGAGTCTCTCCCCGGTTGTCAGGGATAGCGAGGGGACCGATCGAAAAGTTTTACACGGACAGATGCAGGGAGCCTACCTCTCCTTTCCTCTCCTTTGCCTTCAGTCTTACTGCGCTGCTCTTTGGGCAGCTAGGTTTGACCCGGGCGCCCGTTTTCTCGTGAATGGTGATGATACACTGATATCTGCTTCACGAGGTGTCCACGCATGGGATTACCCTGATGGGTTCCGGCTAAACGCGGACAAGACAATTCGGGCGAAGACAGTCGCAGAGTTGAATTCTACTGTCTTTTTAAGGAGAGGTGGTAGATGGCGTGAGGTACGCCATCTGCGAAGAGGAGGTGGCACGTCGTCCTACCGAGGCATGCGACACATGGCCGAAGCTGTGTCAAAATTGTCTCGCGTCTGGGAGGATGCGTTTACGCGTTCTCGGATAGGACGATCGTGGGGTTTTCTCCCCTCACAGTTAGGACATTTTTCCTATGCCTCCTATTTGAGAGAGAGGCAGCTCAGGAGGACTCGGATAGCCACTGATCTTCCGGATCAAGGCGACGATACCCGTATTCCTGATGCACTGTGTAAGGTCCCCGGAAGGGACCCTACGCCCGTTGAGGCCGAAGCTTTGCGGTCCTTTATTTGGGTGAACGGGCGATGGGGAGGTTTGAAGAGAGATGAGTATGACCCCTCCCTAGGTCATATTCGTCGGACATACCGGTACCGAAAGGTTCAATGCCGGAGTTTCCTCAGTTTTGTCGGCTGGGGACCTCGATGTTATGCCTTCAGACGTAAAAAGGCGGGTTGGTTTCTCCTTCCTGAGGAGTTTCTGACTGACGAGGAGTTGATGGCTCAGAGTGCCTTAGAGGAGTTTTACTCTAATGAGGCTGAGGGTGGTCGTATTACTACGACATACCGCTGGTACTCTGAGGATGAGGAATGAGCGGGTGCCCACCCGTTTCTGGTCTCTCC